ACCTTCACCCAAGAAGAATTAGACGCGATTGTCGGCAAACGCCTTGCCCGTGAACAACGGAAATGGGAGCGTGAGCAAGCCCAAAGGCAGGCTGAACTGGAAGCGCGGCGGGCCGTCCCCGTCAACCCTCCTGCGCCTGACGACTTTCAAAGTGCCGCCGATTACGCAGAGGCTTTGGCCGAGCGAAAGGCGCAAGAGCTAGTCCGTCAGCGTGAAGCCGCCCAGCAACAGGCTAAATTGCTGGAAACCTACCATGAGAAAGAGGAAACCGCTCGCGGTAAGTACGACGATTTTGAACAGGTCGCGTACAACCCCAGCCTTCCTGTGACTGATGTTATGGCCCAGACAATCCAGGCTTCGGATATTGGCCCCGACGTAATCTATTATCTAGGGTCCAACCCCAAGGAGTCTGCGCGTATCGCCAACCTTCCGCCTATTTTGCAGGCCAAGGAAATCGGTAAGATCGAAGCCAAACTGACTTCTGATCCGCCGGTTAAAAAAACCTCAACCGCACCCGCCCCTATTGCTCCGGTGACTGCGCGTTCGACTTCATCCCCTGCCTACGACACGACGGACCCACGGTCTGTCAAAAGCATGTCAACGTCAGAATGGATTGAAGCGGAGCGCATGCGCCAGATCAAGAAGTGGGAGGCTTCCCGCAACCGCTAAGGATGCTTTGAAATGGCGAATTCGCTTCTTACTATTGACATGATCACTCGGAAGGCTCTCGAAATTCTTGAGAACAACCTTGTGATCACCCGCACCATCAACCGCCAGTACGACGACAGCTTTGCCGTCGAAGGCGCGAAGATTGGTTCCACCCTGCGTATCCGTCTGCCAGACCGCGCTCTGGTGACTGATGGCGCCGCGCTGCAAGTGCAGGACGACAACGAACAGTTCACCACGCTGACGGTTTCCAGCCAGAAGCACATCGGTGTGAACTTCACGTCTGCCGAACTGACCATGCAGTTGGATGATTTTGCCGAGCGCGTTCTCAAGCCGCGTATTTCGCAGCTTGCGTCCAGCATCGACGCCGATGTCGCCAACGCCTACAAGTCGGTCTTCCAATCCGTGGGTACCCCCGGCACGACCCCGGCGACCTCTCTGGTGCTGCTCCAAGCCCAGCAGAAGCTGAACGAGTCTGCTGCCGTCATGTCCCCACGCTATGCGACCGTCAACCCGGCGGCCAACGCTGGCCTGGTGGAAGGCATGAAGGGTCTTTTCAACCCGGTGAACACGATCTCCCGCCAGTTCAAAAATGGGCTGATGGGCGAAGGCGTGCTGGGCCTTGAAGAAATCAACATGTCTCAGTCCATCAAGCAGCACACGACGGGCAGCCGCACCGGCGCACACACGGTGACGACCACTGTGACCACGCAGGGTCAGTCCACGATCAACATCACCGGCACCGGCTCTCAGACGATTGCCCTCGGTGACGTGTTCACCATTGCTGGCGTGTACGCGGTCAACCCGCAGACCCGTGAGTCCACCGGCTCCTTGCAGCAGTTTGTGGTGACGGAAGCCGCTACCGCGACCGCCGGCGCGTACACCGCCGTCAAGATCGCCCCGGCGCTCTACACGTCCAGCAACGCGCTGGCGACCGTGGACAGCTTCCCGCAGGCGTCTGCGACGGTGACGTTCCTTGGCTCTGCTTCCACGCAGTACCCGCAGAACCTTGTGTACCACAAGGACGCGATTTCCTTCGCTACGGCCGACCTTCTGCTGCCGCAGGGTGTGGATATGGCTTCGCGCCAGGTTCACAACGGGATTTCAATGCGTGTTGTGCGCCAGTACGACATCAATAACGACCGCCTGCCGTGCCGTATTGATGTTCTGTATGGCTACAACGCCATCCGCCCGCCCATGGCCGTGCGTCTGTGGGGTTAATAGGTAAGAGATAGGAGATCACGACCATGGCTATTCCTAACGGCGCTGGCGGCTATCAGCTTGGTGATGGCAACCTTGGCGAAATCAGCTTCTACAACACCAACGCCCCGGTTGCCCTGACGGGCGCCTCCGTGACGATCACCGCGGCCGATCTGGCCACGGGCGTCTGCACGATGGACAGCGGCGGCACCGACGCGGGCACCTACGTGTTCCCGACCGGCGCCCTGCTGGACGCGGCGTTCCCGAGCCTCAAGGTGGGGTCCACGTTCGAGTGCGCGTTCATCAACATCGGTGACAACGCGGCGAATGACGTGACGTTCACTGCCGGCACGGGCAACACCCTCGTTGGCAACGACGTCATCCAGGATGCGTTGACCAAGACCAACAACACGTCAGGCGTTTTCCGGTTCCGTAAGACCGGCGACGCGGCCTACACGATCTACCGCATCGCGTAACCAAACCGGCCCCTGCTTCGGCAGGGGCCGACCCACAGAGGCTTTTATGACGGTCATTTATCTGCAGCACCCTACCCACGGCACCAAAGTCGCCACTATGGACGCCGAAGCGAAATATGATGAAGAATACGGTTGGGTGCGCTATAATCCTGCCGACCCGGCCCCCGCGCCGGACGAAAATACTGTCAATGGGCTGGCTGCTCGACGTCGCCGCCCCCGCGTAAGCAAAGAGGACGACAGCGATGGCAACGGCGGGTGATCAGATAAACGGGGCGCTTCGCCTTCTTGGCGTATTAGCCGAAGGCGAAACGCCCTCCGCTGAAACCTCCCAAGACGCGCTTAACGCCCTCAACCAGATGATAGACAGTTGGAACACGGAACGGTTGGCCGTGTTTTCCACGCAGGACCAGATCGAGACTTGGCCCCCCGGCGCCCTGTCGCGCACCTTTGGCCCCACCGGCGATATTGTCGGCAACCGCCCTATCATGATTGATGACAGCACGTATTTCCGCGATCCGGCGTCTGGCATCTCTTACGGTCTGAAACTGATCAACCAGCAGCAATACAACGGCATCGCGGTCAAAACCGTGACCAGCACGTATCCGCAGGTGTTGTGGGTCAACATGACCTACCCAAACATTGAAATGTACGTGTACCCCGTGCCGACCAAGGTGCTTGAATTTCACATTGTTTCGGTCGAACCGCTGTCTCAGCCGGCCAATCTTGCGACCACTTTGGCCTTTCCGCCAGGCTATTTGAGGTGCTTCCGCTATAACTTGGCGTGCGAACTCGCGCCTGAGTTTGGCGTCGAACCGTCGCCCCAAGTGCAGCGGATTGCGATGACGTCTAAGCGCAACCTCAAGCGCATCAACAACCCCGATGATATCATGGCGCTGCCGTACAGCATCGTGGGTACTCGCCAGCGTTACAACATCTTTGCCGGCAACTATTGATGAAGACGCCTATCCTCGGCTCAACCTATGTGGCCCGCAGCGTCAATGCTGCGGATAGCCGCATGGTCAACCTCTTTCCAGAACTCGTGCCGGAAGGCGGCAAAGAGCCGGCGTTTCTCCAACGCGCGCCGGGCCTACGGCTGCTTGCTACGGTCGGCACCGGGCCTATCCGCGGGCTGTGGCAGTTCGGCGGCTTCGGCTACGCAGTGTCGGGCAACATGCTCTACAAGATCGCGCCCGCGTGGACCTCAACCGCCATTGGGGCTATAGCCGGGTCGGGCCCGGTGTCCATGTCGGACAACGGCACGCAGTTGTTTGTGGCCGCTAACGGCCCCAGCTACATTTACAACGCCAGCATCGACAAGTTTTCGATAATTTCCGATCCCGATTTCCCCGGCGCGGTTACGGTGGGGTATCTCGACGGGTATTTCGTTTTCAACGAGCCAAACAGCCAAAAAGTTTGGGTTACAAGCCTGTTAGACGGTTTGGCCGTCGATCCGCTGGATTTTGCCAGCGCGGAAGGCTCCCCAGACGGGCTGGTGTCCTTAATCGTCAGCAACCGCGAAGTCTGGTTGTTTGGCACAAATTCGACCGAGGTATGGTACGACGCCGGCACCGCCGACTTCCCCTTGCAGCGCATCCAAGGGGCGTCAAACGAACTCGGCTGCGTCGCGCCCTATTCCGTCGCCAAGATGGACAACACCGTGTTTTGGCTGGGGGCTGACGCCCGCGGGCGCGGCATGGTGTACCGGGCGAACGGCTATGTGGGCCAGCGCATCTCAACCCACGCGGTTGAATGGCAAATCCAGCAATACGGCAATCTCAGCGACGCCCTTGCCTACACGTACCAGCAAGACGGTCATTCTTTCTATGTGCTGATCTTCCCCCAAGCCAACACGACTTGGGTGTACGATCTGGCCACGCAATCCTGGCATGAGCGCGCCGGCTGGTACAACGGGCATTTCACCCGCCACCGCAGCAATTGCCAGATGGCGTTCAATAACGAAATCGTCGTCGGCGATTACGAAAACGGCAACATCTACGCTTTCGACCTCGACGTGTACGCTGACAACGGCGACATCCAGCGGTGGCTACGGTCGTGGCGGGCGCTGCCGTCTGGGCAGAACACCTTGCGGCGCACGACGCAGCACAGCCTGCAATTGGACTGCGAAACCGGCGTGGGGCTTAACACTGGCCAAGGCAGCAACCCGCAGGTCATGATGCGGTGGTCTGACGATGGCGGCCACACATGGTCCAACGAGCGGTGGACGTCTATTGGGGCCATAGGCAATTACGGCAAGCGCGCCTTTTGGCGCCGTTTAGGCATGACGCTGAAAATCCGCGACCGAGTGTACGAAATCTCAGGCACCGACCCGGTGAAGATCGCCATCATGGGCGCCGAACTGCGCGTTAGCCCGACCAATGCCTAGCCCGCCAAACGTCACCGCTATTCCGGCACCTCGGGTGCCGCTGATAGACGACCGCACAGGGCTGCTGTCGCGCGAGTGGTATCGGTTCTTCTTCAACCTGTTCAACCTGACCGGCAGCGGCGGCAACGAAATATCCCTGCAAGATTTGCAGGTTGGGCCCCCTGGCGCGACCGATGACCAGTTCGCCATCTCCCAGCAGGTCACGGGCGCGTTGGCGACGCCTGACGGGTCAGCGCAAGAATCCCAGATTGCGGTTCTGCAAACCCAAAACCAAGCCCTCGCGCTTGCGCCTGACGGGGCGGCCCAGGCCGAGCAGATCGCCGTGCTGCAAAACCAGGTGCAAGCCCTCGCGCTTACGCCGCCGCTCACGCCGCAGGTGCCTTACTCGGTCTATGGGTCTTTTTATAGCACTTACAATCAATTAGACGGCTCCACCACTACCGCCTATCCGATTGTTTACGATGTAGAGCAAACCTTACAAAATATGTCGCTAGAAATTCGCACTGTGGATTTTACAGCGTCCATAGGCCCTGCCAGCACTACTATGACGGTCACAGCGATTTCGGCTGGCCAGATATACCCCGGCATGGTGCTTTTTGGGACGGGCGTCACGGCGGGTACGTACATCGTTTCGCAGACCACCGGCGTTGACGGCAGCACCGGCACTTACGTGGTCAGCGTCGCGCAGACTGTAGGATCGACGTCCATCACAGGCACATGCCGGTCTAAATTGGTTGTGTACAAGGAAGGCACGTACAACATTCAATTTAGCATCCAGTTTGTAAATACTGACGCTAATATTCATGACACTGACGTTTGGCTCCGAAAAAACGGCATCAATGTTGTGGACAGCAACAGCCAATTTTCGGTGCCCAACCGTCATGGCGGCGTGGACGGCCACTTGATCGGGGCGCTAAATCTATTTGTGGATTTGGCGCCAAACGATTATGTTGAACTGATGTGGGCCACAACTAATTCCGGGGCCACAATCCAAGCTATCGGCGCTCAAACAGGGCCGGTTCGCCCCGCAACGCCGTCGGTTATTGTAACAGTATCTTTGGCATCCGTGCCGTCAATCCAAGGGGTATAACATGGCCGTTCTCAGCCCGTCGCCAAAACTTCAGTTTTTCGACGCCAACGGTGTGCCTCTGGTGGGCGGCAAGCTGTACTCTTACGCGGCGGGCACCACGACGCCTCTAGCCACCTACGCTAACGAAGGTGAGACGACGTTCAACACGAACCCAATCATTCTGAACTCTCGCGGGGAAGCCGAAATCTGGTTGGGAACGTCGGCCTACAAGTTCAAGTTGACCACATCAACAGACGTCGAAATTTGGGTCGTTGATGATATATCCTCATCCGCCGCCATCGAACCGGCGATC